ATTCGTATAATAGCATTACTTGCGTCTGCTGCGGGGAATTGAATCGTAAAATCTCCCGCTGTGGATGTTTTATCCCCACCAAACGCTAAAACACAAACCGATGGATCACCCGAAGCAGTGTCATTATATATAACGCATCCGTTTGCAGTAATAGTTGCATTACTAAACGTTAAATCAGCGAAATCACCAATAGCTGTTGTTCCAGAGGCCACCGGAGTTACGTTAGTTAATGCTGCGCCTCCCGCACTATAGTTAGTTCCACTAGCTTCATTAGTGCTTGAATACGCTGTTGTTGCAGCACCAAGAGACGCTGAACTTGTGTATAAAGCTAACTTAAAGCTATTGCCCGACGATGCAGTAAAATTATGTGTTCCTGTCATTAACTGTACTTTAAATGAAGTACACATTGCCTGTGTTATAGCCATTACAGCCTCCTTAGTATTTTAGCCATTTCTGTATGACCTTGTTTGTCTAATAAACAGGACATAGTCGTTCTATCACTGGCTATAGCCTGTTTTATGTATAACAGAACAACTGCTTCTATATTTTCTTTAAATGCATTAGCCTGTGCCTTGACCATAGGATCTGCATTCGCACTAACCGCAATTAATCGTTCCATTATTCGTCCAGTCCAATACTCGGGGCTTAACCCCTCATTTTGGGTTGTTTTTACTCCTACGTTTCCTAATGAACTTGAAACATCTACGCTAAACATTAGCTGATCCTTGTGCCATTATTTTTATTTGGTCGTGTCTAGCTTCGTCTCTCACGTCTTTAAACTCTCCCAGAAGTTTCAGCATTGCTAACGCTTCCTGGAACTTTTGCTCATACAACATGATAGTATCCGGAGATGCTTTCATAAACACCGCCCCCTCGACTAAAGAGCCGTATAGCATTGCATTAGGAGCGTTTTCAGATAACCAAGTCTGATTATCGGCTCCTACGCTTGTTAGCGAATTAGGTCTGTAGTAATAATGTAACTCACAGGTTAATCCACTGGTTGGCGTAGGGGCTAGGATAAAAGTATCGTCATCGAAGATAGCGTAGTAAAGGGGTTCGCCTGTTGTGGTGCTTGCTGGGGTGTAATCCCTAATCCAGGAGACGTGTTTAAGCAGTAAATAACTGTAATTACTGTTAGAGTCTATAAGGGCTAAACTAAAAGGAGATAGAAAATCAGTGGGGGTTCCTAAGTACGGAAGGCCATCGGTTAAGTCTCCTGTCACGTTTTTACGAAACACAGGGAGCTGAACAGCCTTTAAAATACGCTCTTCCGCTGTTTCGATGAAGGTGTTTAGGGTGCTTGTAAAGGTTGTTTCAGTATTATCTAAATAATTCTGAACCGCCGTCTTTAAGCCGCTGTATGTAAATCCTGCCATTATGTTTCCACCGTTACGTTACCTATCGCGCTTGTTGCCCCAATACCATCAAAAGAAGTGCCTATCGGGTCCGATGCATAAGTCATTCCACCTGATGAAAGGTTTGTGGTGATTATAACTCCTAATTGACTTTGAGGCAAAGGAACGTCAGGACGAGGTTTCCACAAGGATTCTGCGTCTACACTTAGGCGGACAGGTTCAAGCTGAGGGTGTTTAGGCTCATAGCATTCTTGGCACGTTCTAAAATTATTCCAAGTAGATTTTGCTGTTGTATACTTATACCTAAAGCTACATATGTCACATATAAAGTAAGCGTGTTTACCCGCTGCATAGGCCATTAGATATACTCGTATCTAGGAACAATCCTCAAAGGGGAACGGTCTTCATCGTATCGCATAGCGTTAGCTAAGTCTTGCTCGTATTGTTGTTTCATTACGGGTAATTTTTGTACATTCTTTTTTAAGCATAAATAGTACGCTAACCCAGAAACTAAACAAGGTGTAAACCGTACTGGAATGTCGATATCATTAGTAGATGCCGAAGCATCTTCAATTGTCCGCCAAACATAATAAACAAGTTTGTCGGTTGAATTCTCAGGAGTTGGGTAAAGATGAATAACTGGTGTTTTTAACCGCTCTAACCAGTAGTTTGTTGTTCTAGCTTTAGTTTCTTTGTTGGGAATACTAATAAACTCATTACGGTCTATTCGTTCTATCGTATAATCGGTAACGATCCCATTAACGGTTCTTTCAATATACGCATCTAACAAGTCGATATCGAAGCTGTTAAAGGTGTATTCGTTAGTTCCTTCAATGAGAGTAAGCTCTTCTTTAGCGATTTCCCACATCTGAATACCTCTGTTTGACCAATCGGCAAACATGATATTCATAGATCGACGAGCAGTTACTGCGTCATAAGAAGTACGAGCCTCCAAACCGGCAAGCTCGTATGCTTCTTCTATTGCAGTCGCTACGTCTAAGCTGAATGCACGAGTTCCTGAAGTAGCCATCTCTAAGCGTGAAACGCTGTTAACGTTAGGAAAGTTGAGACGGTGTACTGAACATAAATACCTGCTGTAAATAGAACACCTTCGTCAGGTATTACTACGTCTCGTGTTGCATCCGCATCACCTACCGAACTTAAACCCATAATACTTGTTCCTGAAGGAGACGTATTTAGGAAGTCAACTGTTCCTGCGGTAGCTGTACTAGTCAGGTAAATACCTTTAAGTCTACTTCTACCTGCAAATATAACATCTGCTGCCGATCCATTAACTCCAGCACTTACGTTCCCTGCTGGATTGCCTACAGCGGAAATACCCGAAATAGTCAAAAAGTATTTAGTTCCCGTAGCTGTCCCAGCGTTAGCTCCTGTAATCGATTCTGTTTGAGCATCACCATTAACATCAGTTCCAGTCACTGTAAAGGACTTAGCCGCATCATTACCCGCAGAAAGAATCGTTACAATTCTTCCATGACTAAGTGCAACAGCACCGCCTGAAGCTAACGCACCACCTATTACAAGTGCTGCGTTATCCCCAACGGCGGCTGCTACTGATATCCCATCAGCGTCTAAAGCTACTGTATCAGCAGTAATAGTGACTGCTTTTACATCTGAATATCCTGCCATGGATTACTCCTTAGATGATACCCGTGAGGTTAATTAACGAATAATCAGTAGTTACGTTAACAATCATAACTGTACCGATTACTTGTATAACATCTCCTGCGGCGGGTCCGACAGCTCCTGCGGCTCCTAGTGGAACTGCATGATTACCGACAACCAAAGTTCCTGAAGTTAATACCGCTTGCGGACCTGAAACTGCAAACCAACCGTAAGCACTAGCCGCCATGTCAACGACTGTTACACCTAGTGTAGCGCCTGTAGTTGTAGCGGCTTGAACAATTTGACCACTTCGTGGATCAGGAATTAAAGTAACTCGTGAACTTGTTGTAATCGCTGTTGCTAGATCATCGTAGCAAGTAATTACTATTGAAGGATCGGCTGAGTGATCGTGTGCTGGATTAGACTGTATCCGAAGCATCTGACCTTCACCAGCAGCATCATTAATATATAAATAACCACCTGCATATTGATTAAGCGTTATATCGGTTCCTGCGGTTTCAACCGAGATTGCAGTTTCACCAGCAGCTACACCAGCAGTTGGTGTTAGATCAAAATGATGCGCTATTGAGGCAGCGTGAGTCACACACTTACCTGCGGTAACTGCAGTTGCCGCTAGTCGACCATAACTATAAACAGTGTTGCCGTAAAGCAATCGACTGCCTAAAGGAAATAATTGAGAAAGCCCAGAAGTGAAAGGGTCTACTGTACCATACTGGCTACCGCCCTTACCTACGATGAAATCAGCGGGGCCATAACCTGTTGCTGCTGCATATTGAATATGTTCACCAGCATCAGTAAAAATATTGCCATCTGAATTGATTACTAAACCATCGGTGATAGTTCCAGTTGCGGTTGCTACGTCAATAGTTTTGAAACCATTTTCGGACCGGACAGGCCCATTGAATGTAGAATTGCCCATAATTTTTTCTCCTGAAAAAATAGGTCTTATCGTCTTGGGTTGTCTGCTAGGTCAGTCGATAAAACAAAAGTAATAAGTCCTAGTCCTCCGATTGTATATCATTAATCTACAAAAGAAAAGGGAGCCGAAGCTCCCTTTACTCAACTCAACTTAATGAATTAGGCTCCTGGAGATCCGAAGATGCCTCTCCAATCGCTCCAACCAAAGCTGTAACGCTCTCGCGCCTTGTATCGTACATTACCAGTCTCGAAGTCGCCTTCCATACTAGTTGATACAGGAGTTCGAACGAAGTGCTTCAGACCGTTCGGAACATCAGTTTTGATGAAAAACGCATCAGTATCTGTTAGATAATGATTAACAACATAGCCTTCTGAGATCATTCCCATATTTCTAATTGCATTAATATCATTATCTGAAGTACCAACTCGTCCTGGAGTTTCTAACAACCTATCAGCAACAAACTGCAAAGCAGGTGGAATGATTAACTTCCGTGCTTGTGCATTAACTTTAAGGTTTCGTTCATCTTTGAAGTCTGCGATATCAATCAACGCTTGTTCAAGTGAAGTTTCATTCAAGTCTGCTGCAGTCGATAGCTCATTTTTCAGAGACACGTTAGAAACAGTAGGGTGAGCAGTAGAACATAGCTCTACACCATCACCACCAACATATGAAGAACTAAACGCATTGTTCAATACGTTAGCCGCTTTCACTTGCTTGGTCTGTTGCATAGATCGTGCCAAAGCGCGTGTGTATCGTGAAGAAAGAGTATCGTAGAGGTTATCTTCGATAGCTTCTTCGGTCAACGCAAATGCTAGTGCAACGGTCTCGTGTGTGAAACGTGAAGTCCAAGACTCTTGAGCTGTGTCATAAATGACAGCGGCTCCTTCGCCTTTAGTTGGAGCTTCACCGAAACCACTCAACATTACTTCTTCCTCAAACGCTCGTTCAGAGGTTTCGGTGTCGAAGATGTCTTCGTGCTCGTTGTTGTATCGCTCATACTCTAATCCAAAAAGAGCATGGAGTCCAGGAACTAGTTCTTTAACTAGTTGTGCTCTGTTAATCGCCATTAGTTATCTCCTTAGATTAAACAGCAAATGTGTTAGTCGGGAATGTGAAATATCCTCTCGCATAAGCACCAATAGAGTTGCTTGGTTGCGAGGCGAATCCTACACATAACGCTACACCACTTGAAGTAGTTGCGGTTGCCCCTTCCTTAGATCGGCCAGTGGTAGTGCTACCAGCAGTCGTAGAAAGAGTATATTTAGACCCAATAAAGCTTACAGCAGGAGTTCCTGCAGTAAATTGAGCCTCGTAAACAACAGCAGGATCATTATAGATCAATGCTTCTGCGTCGTCTCCACCTAGTGTTGCAACACCGCCAGTCCAAGTCTTTGAAAACGTTGGAGTGCCATCAGTTGCGGTATAAAATACCCCGTAGAACACACCTATAGGAGTGGTAGTCGCTGTTCCTTGAATAACGTAACCACTTGATAAAGTTACAACATCTCCACTGAAGATTGATGCTGAAGTCTCACTAGCGATTCTCATTTTCGCAGGACGAATAACACCACCATACATATGATATGCAGGGGTAAAACCATCGGGTTTATCTGTATTAGCCATTGTAATCTCCTTTGCTTAAATACATAGTTATTGTTTAAGTGCCTTTATTGGCGTTTTTACTGCCAAATGCAACTTTAGAACTCCTTTGGATGTCTCCATCTCGTATAGGCATTCTACCGTCGCTCTCTCGCATGAAGTTATGATCTACACCGTCCATAGCAGATTTTGCTTGGTTTTGGAAATAAGCTGTTCGCTCATTTGCGGTTTCGACAGGTACTTTTGCTAGAATAAGCCCACCAACTCCAATGACTCCTATGTTGCTTCCGCTATCTATAGTAGGGGCTTCGAATTCAGGATAATCTTCTGCTCTCACAGGCTCATATCCTTCTCTAATACGTTTAGACATATTAGATTTATCATCTTGTCCTCTAGTAGCTTCACGAATCCACCGGAATTGATATCCAGCAGGTGCTTCAGGAGCGTCTAACATTGATGGGGGTTTCCAGGGTGTTCTGCGAGTTTGAGAGGCTCGTGTCTCTGCAGATCGTGAGTTACGACCAGTGACGTCTTTTTTATCTTCAGTCATTTTATACTCCTTCTATATGCTTGGCATATTCTTCAAGCGGTACATTCAGCCGTTTAGCAATCGCTACTTGACTGGGTGAAAGCCTGATTTTGCGTGAGGATCTTTTACCACCAGCACCACGGCTAGAGGCAGCAACCTGTTGCACGGGGGCAGATTGCTCTTGTGAAAATTTGTGTGGGAAATTGTCTTGCATACGTTTGTCTACTTCGTCATAATACATATCCGAAGTGGGGTCTACTCCACCCTCAACAAGTTCTTTATGTATTCCAAATGCCGCAAACGTCATTGCGTTGTCATCTCCAAACCATGAGTTATTGGCCGCCCATCGCTCTGCTTTTGGATCGGGTCCACTGGCTTGAGGCTGTAAGGTTGGCCGATACGCTTGAACAGGAGCTTCTTGAGGCTGATTGCGGCTTCTAACTTGTTGCTGCGCAGATAATCGTCTTAAATTCTCTGCTTCAGCACTTACTCTAGAAAGGGTTTCTGTTGCATCAGCAACCGCCCCACCGTCTCCTGCGTCTTGCGCATCTCTTAAAAGAGCTTTTGCTCTTTGGATTTCTGATTGTACTCTATTATCGTACTCTTTGAAAAGGGAAGAATCGGAGTTCTTTAATTTTTCCTTCAAAGTTGTTGCCGTTTGATTAACGCTTTGAGCATAATTAACCGCTTCATCGCGTTGTCTTTCGGCTTCTCGCATTTTATATGTAAGCTTATCAATACGTTTTTGTACCGAATCAGTTATTTCGTCTAACTCGTCTTTTGCAGAAACAGCAGGTTCTTCAAAGGTAACTTCCCCTTTAATTGAATCATCAACGTCTGCTGCGTGTATGTCAACTTCCCCTTCGGGAAGAACTAGTTCAATATCTTCATTTTGCATGAGTATTCCTCAAGAGTGTTATGATAAAATTGCTTCGGGATTATCGATACAAGCTAAAATCTCATCATCATTTAAAAGACGCATATCGCCACCTTCTATTTGAAAACGAGCACCAGCATATCGGCCGAAGATTACCCAATCGCCTTCCTTACACCAAGCTCCCTCAGGGAACTTATGTGGGTCACTGTACGCATCAGGTCCTACCGAAACAACATATCCCACAACAGTTGAAAGTTTTTCTTTGTCAACAGTTGATTTAGATAAGTGGATACCACCTTTAGTTACAGCGGAGTGCGTGAAGGGTAATATTAAAATACGATACCCTGTCGGACGGGGCAACGATTCAGCATGAGAACTCAAGTTCTCAGGGGTTATTACATTTTCAGGTGCTTTCGGGGGAGCGGCATCACTTCCAAAAAACGGCAATACTCGGTCCGGAACGTGTTTGCTTTTTTCGACTGTATCAGTCATTTGCATTCTCCATATTAGAATGTAGGGTTTGGATCTCCTGTTCACAGAAACTCAAACCTGCGATTTCACCAACTATCCTTTGATATTGTGGAAAGTCCTCAATACTTCCGGATGCCAGCGTGTGCGTAAGAGCTTCTTTTCTCTCACGATATTTACGGAGCAAATGCTCCGTAGCTAAGATATAGTCCATTTATGAAACTGATCTATACCAAAGAAGTCCTTTAGTTTGCCCGTTTGCTCCCCTAACTTTTGCTTTTTCAGGAGTGTCTAAACAAACCCCTGCAGTAACAGACTCTGTTCGAGTGGTATCAGTCATAGATGACTTACTCGGCGCCGATCGGTTAGACTGCTTAGAGGGGGATGGGAAACTCTTCATTTTGTCGTAATACTCGCGCATTATTTTTCTCCGTTAGGGGTTCTACTTTCCCGAACTGTTTTAACTAGTTCAGTGTAGTTCTTTTCTGAAGACGCTTTTGCTTTTTGCTCAAGCGCCTGTAGCTCTATTGCCGACTTAGTATCCTGTACTCTTAAATCAGCATCTATCTTCTCACGCTTGACCTGTGCGTCTAGTTGAGCCTTCATTGCCGCAAGTTCTGCATCTCTCGCATCATCTTCTGCTTTTTGTGCTAACTGAGCTTGTTCATGCTGAAGTTGTGCTTCAAACATCTGACGTTGTGGGTCTTGCTGTGCTGCTGCTTGAGCTTGTGCCATCGCTTGCGCTTGACCCGTAACTTGCTGTGTTGCCTGTGCCGCCATCATAGCAATTTGGTTCATTAACTCAGGAGGCATTTGACCATCTTCCAAACTAGGTAGTGGCTGACCCATCGCTTGCTCTATTTGCTGTCTATAAAGCATAGACTGATGTTCTTGGATATTAGCGCCAATCGCTTGAGCCGCCACAGGGTTTTGCTGAACCATCGGATTTTGCATAAATGCGGCATGAGCCGCTATATAAGCCTCATGGTTCTGAAACGGATACGCTTTTATCGGATTGCCTGTTAAAGCCGCCTGCTGTTCACTAATCGGGTCTCGAGGGAGAACTTCCTCCTCAGGGGGCAATAATGCGTCAATATCCTTAATATTCAACGCAATGTACATTTTTCGGTAAGATTCGCGTAAATCATGCAATTCTGGGGCTGATTGAGCCATTTGTAGCTGTGTTTGGGCTAAAGTGATTCTTTGCGTCATACTAAAGATATTTGGATCACTTACGGGAATAACGTCTACAGAACTGTCAAAATCGGTCTTAAATACGTTTTGTGACGCACCTTGGACCTGATATGGGTATTCCTGCGGTAAAAACTCACCAAACACTCTTTTTAGTATCTTAAACTCAGTTCTTTGAGCGTAATGCAGTCTTTTATGGATTGCGGACATAACTCGCTGTCCTTTCTCCATTAACGCTACTGTTGTTCCAACCGGAGCCTCAGAGTTGCCATCTCCCGTAGGACTTTCTACAGTAGCCGCAAATCGCTTGCCGGAGTCAACTAAAGCGCCCAACAGGTTGGTTAAAGTGCTGCTCGGCTCTTTATACGGTAATGGCAAGAACGCATCCTGCAATCGACCTCCTGGAGCGTCAACATCTCGCCACTCTCCAGGCTGTAACGGGTCATCATGCCGTTGAATATTCAATCCACGTGCTTTAAATCCTGCAGGAAGGTTAGCAAGTGTTCCCGCGTCAATCAATTGACGTAAAATTGCAGTAACTGATTTAGTCAGACCGCCCATCATGTGAATTAAACCGAAACCATAGAAACCCAATCCTGGAAGAAACTTATAATGCGTGAAATGTTCGATTTTCTTGCGCATTGGGTCGTTTTCGTTGTAATTTGGCCTAATTGCGAGGATTTTGTTGTTGTCTCTGCAAATAGTCACTACATACGGAAGGGCTACCCCTGTTTCTTCGTCATTTTCGTCTAAATCTTCGTGACCTGCTAAATCTAGGTCCACGTGCATCTCTAATAGGGTGTATTCTTCGTCACTTATTGTTCTAGTTAAGCCCTGTAGCTCGTCCAACTTGGCAGTAACTTCAGAAGTCTCTATGCCACTTCCAGGACTCATCATATCGATGTCTTTATAGAACCCCGAACGCTGTAGTTTACGTACTTCGTTCTCATTCATGTGAATAACATGAGTGATTCTAGGCGAAGTCAGTAAATCCACGGCATAGTAAGGAACAACTAAGTCTTCCGACTTAACAAAACGTGCAACAGCACGTCCAACTGCGGGATCGTAATAAACTTTCTTGAAGGCTGAACCAGATAACGGAAGATAAAACAGAAGTTGGTCCATTTCTGGATCATATTCTTCCATTTTGTACGTAATTTGGTAATTCATGAAGTTTTTGACGCGATTAGCTTTTTCTAGCTTGCTATCATCGGTCATACCCAACACTTCAGTGTCTACGGGACCACCTGCGGGTAACATTTCTTTATATGCCTGTGCTTGAAACTGTGTTACGGCTTCTGCAAGAATAGGGTGGTGGACGCCAGAGGCTCCAACAAAAGGCTGTGTTCTAGTAGTTGAATTAATTCCTAATAGTTCTAAGCCTTCGACATAGGTTGTAAACCAATCTGTTCTAGAATCGAGGTCTTCCTCAAAAGAACTGACTAACTCACTCGCTATTGTACCTAGTTCTCTCTCGTCTAGAGCTTCTGCTAGGTTTTCCCCAAACTTCGACGGTATTTCCTCAGGCATATCACTGCCTCGGATTATCGAACCATCGGGCTGAACAAAAAGATCCGTTTCTTCTGCGGGTTGTTGCATGATTTCCAACTCTATCTCTTCTTCAGAGTTAGGAACAGCAGACAACATTTGTTTTTCAATAGCCATATTGATAAATCATAGTATGATTCTGATTAATAATAAACCCTTTGTCCACCATAATACTCTTCTTCTTCGAAATAGTCACTGGTTAATTGCAAAAAGCCGCCTTCTCTGAACCGAGCCAACGCTAATGTTGTGGCATCTACTAAATCATCATTCTCGCCTGACGGGAAATCAGACACTTCTTCCATAAGTTCTTCACCAAAACGATTATCAGGAACCCAAACGCGCCCGTCTTGGAAAATAGGGGATACTGAGTTTAATCTAGCAATCTTGTCCTGACCTTTTCCTGGAGAAAAAGTGTTTACAGGAATACCAACTCTACGCAATTCCTGCACTAACGGAATCCCCGAAGCCTTGGCTTCAATAATAACAACATCAGGACTCCAAAACTCATACAACCTTAATGCTTCTGCCTTTAACTCAGGGAAATCAAAACGTTCTTTAATACAATCTATTAAAATCAGATGCGCCTCATTGCCATGATACACCTCTCCGTTTATTTTACCCTCAGGGTAGAAAACACCCCATGTTGTTATAGCAGTAAAGTCAGCTCTTTCGCTTTTTAAGAACGCTGTATCATAAGACTGTATTAAATAATCACACTTAGGCGGCTTATTTTCATCCCAAATCTTAAACCAATCTTTGGGAATAATCGAAATACCCTCCCCTGTGGGTCTTTGCATATACTGTGCCGCCCACTTGGACGGACTAACCGAGGCTTTAATGCTTTCTAATTCGGCTAAAGACCAGTATTCTTTCCAAAGAGGCTTACCACTAGGCAATATTGCAGGAAACTCTATAATTTCCCATTGATCAGAACCTTCGTCCTGTGCCATTTTTCGTGTTAATCTGCCCGTTAGATCTTTTTTATTCCAACGAGTCATGACTATTACGATTGCCCCTCCAGGCTGTAACCGTTGACGAGGACCTGCCATAAACCATTCATAAGCTTCGTCCATCGCTTTATCAGACATCGCATCTTGCTCAGAATGAGGATCGTCAATAATGAACAAATCCGCACCCCGTCCTGCTAATGCGCCACCAATACCTGCGGCATAATATTCGCCGCCTTTGTTTGTTAACCATTTACCCGCACTACGACTGTCAGCCTTTAGCTCTGTATCGGGAAATAGCTTATGGTATTCCTCACCGTCAATTAGATCTCGGGTCTTACGTCCGAAGTTAATTGCAAGGTCAGCGGTGTGTGTTGCCTCTATTATCTTTAACTTAGGGTTTTTCCCTAACAGATATGCCGGAAACAAATGGGATGCGAACTCAGACTTCGTGTGACGGGGCGGCATATT